GATGATATTCTATTTTCGGCTGCCATACCGTTCCAGAGCGGAAATAACCATGTAAATGAACAGTGGCAGTCCTACTGGGTAGGACAATTTAACAAGCGTGGCTATGAGGCATACGATATTATCCGTCCAATAATATGGGATGATGACCAGATACCTTATTGGTATCGACAGAATATATTGTTCTATTCCAAGACCGAAAGGGAAAATCCTGTAATCATTCCCAATATGGTGCATCCGGACGCCTACCTGACACAGACTGCTTTACGAATCTTCAAATAATAGTTTTCAGCCCTCATTAAAAATATAAGGAAGTTTATTGAATCAAAAAAATATAGAAGAAAAAACTTTCATATCTATTCCCGGAACAACACATAAATTTGCCTTACGTCATTATCAAATACCTTTTGTTCAGGCATTAGAACAGGGATATAAACGTTTTGATTTGGTATGGCATAGGCGTGCTGGCAAAGATTTAACAATATTAAATGCTACAGTTGCAGCAATGTTGCAAGTAGATAACCAGGGAAATCCTCTTGTTAATTATGCAGGTGTAGGAAGTTATTATTATTTTTTCCCAACCTTTGCACAGGGACGCCGTGTCTTATGGGATGGCATGACCCGTGATGGTGTAAGATTTTTAGATTATATCCCAGAAGCAATAAGATTACAGACCTGGAACGATGACATGAAAATAAGGTTGCGAAATGGCTCTTTGTTTCAGGTAATAGGGACAGATAATTATGATTGTTATGATGACCAGACCGATATTTTAACTAAAGACGGCTGGAAAAGATTTAGGGATATTTCAGATAATGAAATTGTTGCTACTCTCAAAAACGGAAATATTATTTATGACAAAATTATAGCAAAAGTTGAATATGATTATCAAGGGACAATGTATCGGGTGAAAAGTAAATCAATAGATATGCTTACTACCCCAAACCATAAATATTTTGTTGAATCAAGAAAGGGCTTTGCAAAATTTCGAGAAATACAGAATATTAATATTTTTAATGACAGAATACCAGCAACAAGCAAATGGAAGGGTAAAAAACAAGAAACTTATACTTTAGGCAAATTAACATTCAATATGTCTGATTGGTGTGCTTTCATAGGTATATATTTGTCTGAAGGTTCTTTCTTAAAAGTCAAGAAAGGTTATCGGGTTTATATTACTCAAGATAATTTATCTCATCATGATATTGTTGTTGATATTAAATCTCTTTTATGGAGAATGGGCTTATATTTCCGATATGATGGTCATAATTTTCTGATTGAAAATAAAGAGTTATTTGAATATGTTAAGCGTTTTGGGAAATGTGATGAAAAATATATTCCACGAGATTTATTAGAATTATCACCCAAATACTTAAAAATACTTAAAGATTGGTTAATCAAAGGTGATGGATATATACAAAAAGGTGGGTATGAACATTATTATTCAACCTCTTTAAGGTTAATAAATGATGTTCAGGAATTAATTATCAAATTAGGATTGTCAGGCAATATTAAGATTAAGCTTCAAAACGGTGGAACAATTCGGGGGAGAAAAATTTATCCAAAAAAAGAAATGTATGAAATATTTATTCGGAAATCCAAATATAAATATTTCGGGAAAACGGGACAGTCCTATATATATAAAGAACCCTATTGTGGGAAAATCTATTGTGTTGAAGTGCCAAGCCATGTAATTAAAGTAAGACGAAACGGACATGAACTTTGGTGTGGAAATTCAATTATGGGAACTAATCCCATATGGTGTGTTTTTTCAGAATTTGCATTACAAGACCCAAAAGCATGGGAGTTTGTCCGCCCGATATTAAAAGAAAATGGCGGGATAGCTATCTTTTGTTACACACCAAGAGGGCGTAATCATGCTTATGATTTGCATTATAATGTTGCTTTAAAAAATCCGGATTCATGGTATTCACAAACATTATCAGTTTATGATACAGGCGTTTTAACCAAAGAAGAAGTTGAGCAGGAAATCAGAGAAGGTATGTCAGAAGAGCTGGCTGCTCAAGAATATCTGGTTTCCTTCGAAATGGGCATTGAGGGCTCATACTACGGCCGTTATGTCCAGATTGTTCGTGATGAGGGACGGATAAAAGAAAGCCTTCCTGTGGATTCAGCCAAGCCGGTGCATACCGCATGGGATATCGGGGTAACAGACTTCACTTCCATTATATTCTATCAGGTGTTTCCCCATGGCTATCATATTATAGATTTTTATGAAAACTCCGGCGAGGGGGTCCAGCATTATGCCAAGATGCTGCAGGATAAGGGTTATACCTATGGCAACCATTATGGTCCACACGACCTTGCAGCCAAGAACTGGGTCTCCGAAGGCGAGCCGACCATTCAGGTTGCCAGACGCTATGGAATCCATTTTCAGCTTGTTCCACGACTGTCCCGTGAGGACGGGATCGAGGCCGGAAGGAATGTTCTCTCACGATGTTACTTTGATGAGTCCCGAACAAGAATACTGATTGACCATTTAGAAAATTATACCAAAGTTTTTAACAAGCAGATGAACTGCTATACCAACACCCCCAAGCATGATATCCACTCACACAGTGCTGACGCATGGCGGTATTTTGCCATTGCAGAGAAGAATCCGGAGGTCAGCGACCAGAATATTCCCAAGAAAATACATGAATATAACGATTTTTTACAAAAACATACCAATAAATATACGGCTTTATAGAAGGTGAAGATATGAATCAATCTAAAATTGAGGATAAAATCAAGCGTACAAAGGGACAGGCACTCGTGGATTTTGTCCTGCGGCGTTACGAATATTCCAAAGAGAAGATGATTACCCGACAGCAGTCATGGAAAAGCTATTATGATGATTATCGGGGACAGATTATTGCCACAAAGGAAGAATGGCAGGCAAATTATATCATCCCATCATTAAAGGAAATTATCCGCATTAAAGTTCCCCTGTATCTGAATATACTTTTTTCGGCAGGTATCGAAAGTTTTGAAATCGAGGCCGGAGAAGAAGGGGACGAAACTGTCTTACCCTTATTAAAATCAAAGTTATTATACGATCTTGACAACACCGGAAAGGGACGGGGCGGACTGTTCGGGATGTGGACAGAGTTTGTCAAGCAGTATGAATTATACGGCTATTCGGTAGCCAAAATACCATGGAAGACTGAAAAAGACAAGAAGGGTCATAAGACCTTTGACGGACCGGACATGGAAACAATCGACATCTTCCACTGGTTTCCCGATCCCTCAAGTCTGACCCTTGATTCATGGAAGGTTATCGAAAAGAATGATGTCTTTATATCATACCTGCGGAGGCTGGAAAAAGCAGGGATTTATTTTAATCTCAAAGCCCTTCGTGATACCAATCAGGGCGATCACACGGATGAGGTTATGGCCGAATACGAGGGTATGGAAACCTCACATCTCCCTGCCGATAAAGTTGATCTGCTGGAATATCACGGCGAAATCCCGAAGTCTTTATTAGAGGGAAAGATCAGTGATGAGGAAAGTGTTGATCCCTATGAAGATGATTATGTTGATGCCCTTGTAACTATCGGTAATAAGCAGGTGGTTATCCGTGCAGAGGAATATCCCTATGACTGCGGCAATATCTTTGTCGAAGCCTGCAAAGACCGTATGCCAAACGAAAAGTTCGGTATCGGCACAGGAGAAGATATACAGGCGATGGCACTTGCCCTGACACAGGCCTATAACAAGTTTGACGACTGTGTCAGTCTGATTTCATTACCGACTGTCATTGTCAATCCCAACCGCATCCAGTTGCCCGGTGATACCTTTATTGTCAGACCCGGCGGAGTTATCTATACCAATTCAATGGTGGATAATGTAGCCCATGCCGTTACCTTCCTTGACACCAGCCCTGCTGCTGCTGCATTGAATCCTTTAATTATTCATATTAATAAATTAGACGAAAGAATCCAGAAATTGAGTAATGCCGTTCCCACTATCTCACCGACTGCCACTGCTGCAGAGATGCCCGAAACGCTTGGAGCAACCCAGATTATGCAGGCAAATGCAGCCGAACCCATCAAGCATGAGACCAAGCACCAGCTTGAGCCTGCCTTTAAGACCATGCTGGAGATTTACTATAAGCATAATCTGCAGTTCTTCAACAAGGATACCGCCTACCGCATACTGGGACGGGATAAGGCTGACCTGTGGATAAAGGAAATGGAAAAGCGGGAAATTACAAAAGAAGATTTAAAAATGAAGGGTAATCCTGATTTTATTCCCAAAGGAGTGAGCGTATTCCAGGAGAAGAACACCGAGATACAGTATTTATTAAAGTTCCTTGAGACATCCTTAAATGCCGTTGCCCCTGCCCTTGACGAGATGGGCAATCCCATTATGGGACAGGACGGTAAACCTGTGATGATACCGAAGGCGGACGTGGGGGAAATTATCAAGCGTCTTGCCGAGCAGTTCAGTTTCAAGGATATCGAGAAACTATTGCCCTATCTAAAAGCTGAAAGGGAAGAAAAAGAAATTAGGGCAGCCGCTAAAAAAGAGAGAGAAAACCAATCCCAAAACCAATCCCAAAGACAACCCCGACCCTCACCCCATGCGGGCGTTCCCACACCCGCTTCCCCGCAGGCAGGTAATGTATCCCCCGCATTGTCTGCCAGTGGGGGTATAAGCAGTCTGGCAAGGGGTATGAGATGACCCAGTCTGACGAATTACGGAAGATACAGGAGACCCTCGCCACTCCCGGCTGGAAATATATTGACATTATATTGAAATCTATCCTTGACGAGAATATCGATATTGTGAAGCGTGAACATAAGGACATGGACAAATTGAGATATTCACAGGCGATTATACAGATAATTGAAAACTTATTCAGTGAACTTGACCTCGTAGAGCGTAAAGCGAAGGACGAGATAAATCTGATTAAGAAATATAAAAGAAATATAAGAGAGATATAAGAAAGGAGTTTAATCATGGCTGACGAAGAAAAGAACATCAACAATCCGGAAACTTCCCCGAAAGGACAAGAAGAAGTAGGGACTGATGTGGATATGAGTGACAGCCATATCGCTGATGATGAGATAGACAGAGAACTTGCCGAACTGGAAAGCAAACTGAAGAAAGCACCGGAGGTGAAAGAACCTGTCTATAAGGAAGTAACCGAGAAAACCACAGATACTGAACAGCATGAACAACCGACCGAGGCAATTTCCGAAGATTTGCTAAAGAAGTCTCCGGAAGAATTAGCCAAGATGTATTCCAACCTGCAGAAGAAACTGGGTGAACAGGGCAACGAACTTGGTGAACTGCGTAAGCTAAAGGAAGAAGATGACCGCATTAAAAAGGAAATCGAATCCTACCAGCTTTCCGCAGCCAACCAGCATATCGTCAATAATTTTATTGATAATATGTCTCCCGATGAAACGAACAAGTTTCTTGAAGAGTTTGCCACCAATCCCAAGAAGGCGATGCTGCCGATTATATCGGAAGTGATGAAGCCTTATACCATGACGCAGGCAAAATATAACAACATGATGGCTGTTCAGACATTGAAGGACAAGACAAAGGATGACCTGATTCCCTATGCCAAAGTGGAGAAGGAAATCAGCAAACTATTATCGCAGCGTGATGCCAACGGCAGAAACGAGCTATGGGACAGGTATGGTTCAGGGGCATTTGAACAGGCGTACCACCGGGTGCGTGATGTCAAACTTCCCGAAGCCATTAAACAGAAGGAAACCGAACTCATCAGCGAAGCCCAGAAGAAAGCAGAAGAAGAATACAATCGCAAGATGCGAGCCTATACCGAACCGCAAGCACCGACTGATAATCGAAATGTGGGAAATGTTGTTGATTATAACAAACTGTCACCGGAAGAAGCTATCCAAAGACTGGAGAAGATACTGCCGCACAGTAGTTAGGATCAATCATTGGGGGCAAACCAATTTAAGGAGTTGATTCTGAATGGCACTTACCGGTAATATTACTACCGATACCACAGAACTTGTCAATACATATTATGACAAAGTCGCACTGAAGGCTGAAAAGCCGTTTTGTATATTAGACCAATTTGCAGTCAAATCAAAGAACATCCCCAAGTATGCAGGAGATGACGTACAATGGTGGAAGCCAATTCCATTATCTGTTTCTGTCTCTGCTCTTACTGAAGGAAGTTCTCCTGCTGCAACTGACCTGGAATTTCAGAATGTCAAGGCTGCCGTGGAAATTCATGGTAAAGTCGTGGCTGTTTCTGAATTTCTGGGATTGACCTCTATTGATCCCGAATTAAAATCAAAATCTGAAACCTTGGGAATCCATAGGGGCAAGTATGTCGATATGATGTACTGGAATACACTGGCGGAGAATCTCTATCCAATGAGAATTGATGCAGACTCCACCTATGAAGACGATACTGTCGTTACCACCAGTGCTTCAAACTCTACTGACGATATCGTTGCCGATGCCCTGACACAGGCCGCCGACCACTGGAACGGCGGAGTCGTTGTCGTTACCAGCGGAAACAACAAGGGAATGGGCGGATATGTCTCTGACTTTACCGCAACCAATAATATTGTAGTAATTTCTTCAACTGCACCTTCCTATGTCTTAAACGAAGCCTGTGCCGAAAACGACACCTTCAAGATTGCCACTTCCACAGGCATTACTTCTGCTGACCCGCTGACCTGTGCTGGTATCTCAAAGGCAGTCACCATGCTCTTGAGTTTCCATGCCCAGCCGATGGGTGACGGATATTATGTAGGCGTGTTGAGTCCGTTTACCCAGTATGACATCCGCAATGATTCTGCATGGGTCAATGCCGACCATTACGCAGGCTCAAAGAAGCTGTATAACGGAGAAGTCGGTTCATGGGGCGGTGTGAGATTTGTTATGGATACCACACCATGGAGAAGCACGGCCGGAACAATGGGAACTTATGTCGCTACAGGGGCAGTATTTCATACTCCGGTATTTGGACAGGAATGTTACGCAGGTGTTGGCATCGAAGGGGTAAACTCCCATCTGATCTTCCACAGCAAGAAACAGACCGGAGATAACCTTGAAATGTACTCCACCGCAGGATGGAAAGCCCATCTGGTAACAAAGGTACTGAACGCAACTTGGGGAATTCAGCTGCTAAGTGGTGCTACAACCGTTGCGTAGTAATGCTT